AGGTGAAGTCTTTTCAGTAACTTCGTTGAGTCTTTGTACTAGCTCATCATAAGACTTAAAGTTCTTAGGATTAACTAACTCATGTACATCATGCTGAGCTTCGAACACAGATTTCATTTTATTATCATCTTCTGATAGAGGAGATGACTTTTCAAACTCAGACGAATCATAGTTCCAATAACCTGATACAGTCTTTATCTTTATTCTGAAGTTTGCACCTTCAACAAGGTCAAAAGGATTAACAGGAGTATCATCTGCAAACTCAGGTTGCATAACACCCATAATCTTATCAAAGATTTTTTGACCAAACCTAAAGATTTTTACCTGGCCTTCGTTCTCAGGATTCTCAGGATCTTTAAGAATCAGAGCATTAGCAAAATAAGAAGTTCTTCTTTTCTGCTTCCTTGCAATATCCTTATTAGTCTCTATACCAGAGTTCCAAAGAGTGGAGTTATATTCACTAACTGGATCTTTTTGACCAATTGTAGTTAATGAATTTTCAATATACCACTTTCCTGTTGGACCTTGAAATCCATGATCGTACATTCTAATCCATGGTGTCTTAGATGAATCAGTACCAGGTAACAATCTTATCACCGCATAACCAGTACCATCTTTACCCATCTTAGGTTTCCAGATACGGTCATCAGTTCTATTGTCTTGATTACCTTGAAGTTCTTGTTTTAGATTGTCCGTAAGTTTTTCAAACGCAGACTTACGATTCTGCATATAGTCTTCAAAAGACATAAGTTTCTCCTTTTCTAGTTTCTAGTTTCACTTATTATTAGCTTTGAATATTTCTAACGCTATATCATTATAATATGTAATATTTAAAAATTTTTTCACAAAAGGTTGATATTTTTTTACTTTTTTTATATGTTGTGGCCAAAGCATTGGAATCTTTATTACTTTTTCATGTTTTTCAATAAATGGATAGAACATATCAATAAGACATAATGTTTCTAAACTTATAGTTTTTTTAATTACAAGATTATGCAATAATGGAATACTATAATCGTTTTCAACCATAACCATATCTGGTGGACTATATTGTGAACATAGATATTGTAACTCTTCTTTAAATTTTGATGGAAAGTTGTTTATCTTACTTTTATATTTTTCAAAGTTTTCCTTTTTCATTTCTTTAATCCAACAATTTGGTTTATCTAAGAAATGACAAACATAAAACATAAGCTGATCTTTATCAGATATAATTTTGACTAACTTTTCAAATGAATAATAATCGTTTCTATTATTATATGCTTCTTTACTAGCATTCACTTTACCTTGATATTTAAAATAATCATAATCAGAGCTAAAATGTCTTTGAAGTGCTAGATATTTTATATATGCGTAATAACCTGAATCAGACAACTGTTTTCTTTTTATATTTTAGAGCATTAACTTCTAATGCATCACGTTCTATTTTTTCTTTAATATTTTTGTTTAATAATCTTTTAACATCTCTAGGATCAATATCATAATCGCTACATACTTCTAATGTAGCATCAATATAATTTAACTTTTTATGTTTTACAGCTTCTTCAATTAACATAGGAAAAGATTTGTTATTAATACCAAAATCAGAATCAGTTATCTTTTTCAAAACCAGTCTCCTGTGAATTTTTTGTAATAATAATATCACACAACTGAGCAAACCAAGCATCAATTGTTGTTAAGTTTCTATCTCTATAATAATCTTTTACCATTGTAAGTATTTTTATTTTATCTTCAGTTGATGCTTTAGAATTATTCCAATATGTAGAAATATCTCTTGCTGTTTCTTCTATTTCAGAAGGTTTAATTAGAGGTAAGTCCATTGTAAGTATCAATCCTTTCTTTTAATATATTAGTGTATTTTATAATTTCTTTTTTAGTTAATGTAAAATTTTGTGTAGTACCATCTTGTACTGATATTAATATACAAACTTGTTCTGGCATTTCACCTGTAAGTTCTCTGTAAGATATAAAATAAAAACAACCTTGAATAAAATAATCTTCTATCCAATGTTCTTTTTTTGGTTTGTTAGCAGTCTTGAAATCAATGATTGAAAGTTTGCCATCATATTCAGCAATACAATCAACTGTTCCTGCTACCTTTAGTATATGTGAATGTAAAGGTGTTTCTAAACATCTTATATTATCAATAAGATCTAATTTAGAACGTATGCCCCTGAATAAAAACTCACCACTAGTAGAACCCAAATCATCCAGTTCTTCATTGAGCAAGTAGTTTTCGCATAATTTATGCATTGAAGTACCACGAGTTGTAGCAGCACGAGTAACCCTACTTGCTTGTTCTTCGCCAACTCTTTTTCGCCAAGCGATAAGAGAACTTTTGTCCGAAGTCTTAGATAAGACAGTTGTAATGGAAGGATACGAAACCACTCCATTAATTTCATAAACTCTTCCTTCACCACTATTCCTTTGTTTTATTTTAGGTATCTCTTTCCAAAGATGATTGAATTTTTTTGACATGATCTCTCGTAATTGTAGTACCTTTTAGTTCAAACATATCATCTAATAATACATTTTCTAAAATAGTTTTTAACCCTCTAGCACCAGTTTTTTGTTGTAAAGCTAATTCAGCTATTGCATTCAATGCATCTTTATCAAACTTAAGTTCTTGATCAGACTTTGCAAATAACTTGATATATTGATCTACAGGATTGTTTTTTACTTTAGATAAAATATAAACTAAATCATCTACAGTAAGTTGTTTCAATGCTGCTACTAATGGTATTCTTCCTATTAGCTCAGGTATAAAACCAAACTCTTCTATATCTTGAGGTGTTACTTGTTGTAATAAACTAATGTCAGGTTCATATTCTTCAATTGATGCATTTACACCTATATTTGTTGTAGGACCTATCTTTAATCTTTTTGCAACATTGTCTTCTAAACCAACAAATGCACCACCTACTATAAACATTATATTTGTTGTGTCTACCTGAAATTTCATTCTAGTCATACCAGCATTCTTTTCAACTTCTACTAATGTACCTTCCATTAACTTTAGAAGTGCTTGTTGAACACCTTCGCCACCAATATCTCTTTGTTTAGCATTGTTGTATCTTCTTGCTATCTTATCAAATTCATCAATGAAAATAATTCCTGTACCTGCTGCCTCAAACGATTGACCTGCAGCATTAATTAAACCATCAATCATTGACTCAACATCTTTACCAACGTAACCTGCTGCAGTTAATGAATTAGCATCTGCAATATGGTAAGGTACTTTCATAAACTCAGCTAACTTTTTTACTAGATATGTTTTACCAGAACCTGTTGGTCCTAATAACATAACATTAGTCTTATCGAGTCTATCTTTAAATTTAGAATCTCTATAAATCAATAATCTTTTGTAGTGATTATGAGCTGCTGTAGAAAGAACTTTCTTAGCTCTTTCTTGCCCAACAACGTAACTGTCTAAAAAATTGTAAATCTCTTTAGGAGTAGGAAGATCAAAATCAAATACGTCTGGTGTATTGTGAATTAAGTCAACTTTTTCTTTAAGCCCTTCTAACATGTCTGATAGAAAGGTTCTATCTTTGTCAGCAATATTCATATTATATAAGGTGGTCTACACCTTTCCCTCTAGGATGTTTTTCTTTGATAAGTTTCAGTTTATCTTTGAAACCACCAGGTAATTTTCCACCATCTATAGTTCTTCCACCAATAAACGAAGGAGTAGTTAGTAATTTTTTTATATGAGGATTTTCTTTGAGATATATTTCACATTGTTCATAAGAAGTAAAAAACTCTGTAGATTCTTCTTTAGTTTTTGTGTTAACAAAATTGTATGTAGGCATTAAACTTTATCTTCCTTTGTCATAATCTTTTTAGCGAGCTCGTCAAAAAATACTTTAAATGATTTATCATCTTTAAACAACATAGGTGTTCTATCAATCATATTTGATAGAGTATTCCACGAAGTTCTTGCAGCTCTTAATGCTTTTTTGCTGTACATAAAATGTCTCTTTTCCATTACTACTCCTAATATTATAGTAAAATTGTAATAAATATTTTATAACAATATAAATTATTTATAGATTTTATACATGGCTGAAATACAAGACAACTTAAAAACACAAAGACTACGCAAAAATACTATAGTTGAAAGAAAAACAGATGCTCCTATAGATAAAAGAACTATTGCAAAAAAATATAGAGACTTAGCAGATAAAGCACAAAAGAGTTTAGGAACAAAAGAATCAATAAATTTTTTTAGGGATAAATTAACAAGAAGAAAAGTAAATCATGAAGTACTTCTTAAAAATTATAGAACTGCTGCAAATCCAACTGTAGGTTCAATGTTGGTATATAATTATGATCCCAAACATAAAAAGAAACTTCCTTACTATGATGAACATCCATGTATAATTTTATTAGACTATACTAAAGATGGATGGTATGGAGCTAACCTTCATTATCTTCCTCCTAAGTTAAGAGCAGAGTTATTAATTGAAGTTGGTTGGAATAAAAGAAGACCTTTAAGACAAATTGCTGCAGCAATGGAACGTAACGAGTATACAAAAATATGTCTTAAGAGATATTTAAGAAGTCAACTAAATAGTAGAGTAAAGGTAGTTAACAGAGAAGATTGGGAAATCATAGTTCAGCTTCCTTTTGATGCTTTTGTAAAAGAAAGTAGAGCTCAGATTTGGAGAAAGGCTAGAAGATAGTGTCATTACAAGAATTTAAAACTTCTGTATATGCTGATAGTGGTTTAGCTAGAGCAAATAAGTACGTTGTAAATGTATTCTTGCCAAATGCTAAAACTGCTCAAGGTTCTGGTCTAATTGGTACTTTATTTAAGAATATGCCAAGTACACCATTTAGTCAACCAGGAAGTTCTTTTATCAATATTCCTGGATTCTTTACAGGTTCACAAGGTGTAAACGTTGATGTTGCACAGCCGCTAAGAAATGCTTTAGCTAACAAAAATTTTGTCAATTCAGTTAGTAAGTTAGGAAGGCCAATCAGTGGATTTGTATTTCAAAATGTTATTGGAAGAGGTAGACAGTTAACATTATATTGTAGTGGTGCAGAATTACCATCAAGAGATGTTGAGGCTACAGAATTATATCTTTATGGTGAATCAAGACAAGTTGGTTATAGACATCAACATCCTCAACTAGCATTACAATATTATTGTTCAGAAGATTTAAGAGAAAGAAGATTTTTTGAAGAATGGCAAAATATGGTATTTGATCCATATTCAAAAAACACAGGTTATTATGATGAATATACTTCTAAAGTTCAAGTACAACAATGGGATTATGGTTTAACTAGAATGATGGCAGAATATGAATTTGAAGAAGCATATGTTGCTACTGTTGGTAACTTAAACTATGATGCAGCTAATGGTGATATACAAAGATTAGCAATTAATTTTAATTATAGAAATTACAAAAGAACAGACGGAGGAGTTACTAACGGAGGTTCAACTATTGGTAAAATAGTTGATAACTTTGTAGGTGGTCTAACTAGAAAAATAGGATTGTAAAATGGATTCAATAGGTAACATAAACCAAATGAGCATAGAACTTACAGCTTTTATCCTACCTTGGATAGGAGTTATATTGTCTGTTATTATTGCTATATGGTTAAAAGATTTAGCTACCAATGCAGCTAAAGGTTGGGCATTCAAATCTAATCAATCTTTTAATGAAGGCGATCATATCATATTAGATGGTAGAGACGCTATTATTGTAAAGATAGGAATGGCACAAACAGTATTTGGTGTGTATACTGAAAAAGGTTATACATGGAGATACATTTCTAATGACAGACTAGCAAGTACTAAAATAGAAAAAATTATAAACAAAAATCTTCATTTAGATACTGAAGCTGAAAAAGGTTTAAGAATACAAAAAATGATTGATGCTTCTCAAAACGAATTAATAAAAATGAATGAAGATAGAATAAAAGAGAATAAGAAAAATATAGAGGAACTTAAAAACAAAAATTAAATTATGAGGTTGTAATGAGTTTAAAAAATATCAAGTTAAAGACACCAGAATATGATGATGTCTTACCTTCTACAGATTCACCTATAAAATTTAGACCATTTACAGTAGCAGAAGAAAAGCTATTGTTAATTGCTAGTGAATCTAAAGATACAAAACAAGTATCAAATTCAATGAAACAAATTATTGTAAACTGTACAAGTCAAAATCCTAGTATCTTGCCTTACTATGATGTTGAATATTTGTTTACAAAAATTAGATCAAAGTCAGTTGGTGAACAAACACAAATAGTTAGTAAATGTGAAAGTTGTGAAGAAGACAATGAAGTAAGTATACAGCTAGATAATGTTAAAGTAATTAAAAACGAAAACCATGAAAAAACTATAAAAATCAGTGACGAGTTGGTTTTTGTATTTGATGATCCAACTATAGATACAATTTCTTCGTATGACGAGAATACAAATTCTGTTGATAATATAGTAAGCATGATATGTGAAACTGTCAAACAAGTTCAAATGAACGAAGAGATTAATGATGTAACTGCTGCAGATAAAGAAGATCTAAAAGGCTTACTCGAACAATTAACAACTGATCAGTTTCAAAAAATAAGTGGTTTTTTTGATACAATGCCTAAAGCCGTAATTGATTATGAATTCGAGTGTTCTAAGTGTAAGCATATAAATAAGGCAAGAGTGGAAGGTATGCATAATTTTTTTTAGTTAACCTTTCCCACATGAGCTTGGTAGCACTTATGAAAAACATTTTTGGTTGTATACAACACCACAAATGGTCTTACACAGAGATAATGGAAATGTTACCGTGGGAAAGGGATATATACTTTAATTTATTAGCAGCTCACATAAAAGAAGAAAACGAAAGAATAGAACGAGAAAGTAAAACTTAATGGCTATTGAAGATAGAGATTATAAAGATGCATTAGCTAAACACGAAGCTGAAATTCGTAGTATGGAAAGAAGTTTATCTTCTTTTGGAAGGATGCAAGAATCTTTAGTAGCAACACAAAAAGAACTTTACAGTAAAAGTACAGCAACCATCACAAACAAACTTGATGATCTTAAAGGAGCTTTTACCAAATCAAATACACAAAAAGCAGCAACTACGTCATCAAACAATGACAAGAAAATTGAAGATTCAAAAGACGAAAATGAATCTTACTTTAAAAAACTAATCAATAAAATAGATGAAAGATTTCCAAAACTTGAACTTGGTGGTAGAACAAAAGGAATGGAAAATAGAGCAAGAAAAATGCAAGAGTCTTTCTATAAAAGTTTTAAAGAGTTACCAGGAAAACTTTCAAAAAGTATATCAAAAGGAATAGGTAAAATTTTTAGTCCTATTTTGAAAACCTTTAATGCTATTAAAGATGCAGGAATAAAAGGAATATTATTAGCATTAGTAGGTGCTTCGTTCATAAAATTCTTAGAAGGTATACAAAAAGCATCTGAATGGTTTGGAAACAATCCTTCTTTTGGTGAAATGTTAGCATCAGGATTATCAAATTTGATTGGTTTCTTTACAGGCGCTAGTGATGAAGAAAGAAAAAAAATGGCTGAAAATATAGTTAACTTCTTTAATGAAGTTGGAGATTTTTTCAAAAAGCAAGCCGAAAGTTTTAAGAAGATAAAAGATGCAGAAGGATTTTTTGGAACATTGAAAGCAATGTTTGAAGAGTTTCCTGTGTTAACTGGAATAATAGGATTAATAGCTTTTGGAGCAGCATATAAATTTTTTAGAGCAGTAAGAGGTTTGTTTAATTTTTTTAAAACTTCTAAAGTTCCAAAACCAGATGCTAAAAATTTAAAAACTGATAGAACAAAAAATACAAACATTAACAAAACTGAAAAAACTCAAACTAGTCAACAAAAACCTAAACCTAACATAAAATCATATCCTGCAGGTACAACTATTGATGGAAAAAAAGTTGGTGGTCAAACATATAATGCTAATAAACCAGCTCCTAAAGGATTGCAAATGGGTAAAGTAAATCCTATAGTTGATGCTGCTAAAAACACTGCAAAAAATACAGCTACCAGTACTGTTAGTAGATCAGTAGCTAATTCAATGTTGAGAAAAGTTGGAGCAGGAGCTCTTGGAATGTTAATTCCTGGAGCAGGTTGGGTTATGACAGCTGCAATGATTGCTTCGTTAGGATATGATGCATACACACTTGCTAAAAATACAGAAACAGGTCAAAGTTTTTTAAGTGGAATGAAAAACTTTTACAATGAAAACATTGCTGGACCTAAAGGTCAGATAGGTAAAACAGAAGATGCTAACAATGGTAATAAAATTACAAAACCTGATGATAGTTTAGTAAACGCAGTTAAAAAAATGAATGAAAATAATAATGCAGGAACAAATATCACAACTCCTGTAGTTACAACTAATAATGTAACTAATAATACATTAGCAAAAAGTGATATTAAAGTTTACACTAATAGTGCCGGCAAAGGACCTTATTCAATGGTACCTCAAGGTGGGTTTTAACTTTTTCTTGTTGGTCTAGGTCTTTTAGGTTTAGTTTTCATGGCCTTAAAAATACTTTGAAACTTTGGTTTTTTGCTTTTCTTACTTTCTTTAAGTAAAACAGTCTTACTAGTTTCCCAATTCAATATACCCATATTTTTTAAAGTGTCTTCAGTCCAAATTTCAAATTTAAATTTGTTGTCTTTAGACACTTCTGTTGCTTTGTGCCACTTAGCCATGTTAACTGTATATGTTAACATTTCGTTTAAATATTTGTGTCCTGGTTTACCTTTAGGTTTGGCTGGTTTTTCTGTTTGAACTTTTGGTTTTACTTCAACAACTTTAACATGACCATTTTTAAACTTTATGTAAAAGTCAGGATAATATTTGTATCTTCTTTTATGTAAAGGATGTTCGTATGGAATTGCTATCTCTTCAGATGCCCATTCAACAACATTCTCATTAAGATCCAACCATCTCATTACATTTCTTTCCCAATGAGATCTGTATGTAATGTCGTTTTTATCACCTACATACTTTTGTGGATTCTTAATATCAGTAAATTTTCCCTTGTGATACATATAAATACCCTATATAAAATATTTATAAGGAAA